ACAGGTTTTCAATCGTATATTTTTCAACCGAATTATCAACCGCAAAAGGAATCGATTTAGCATTTTGGCAAAGCGCTTTAAACTCTTGGAACATCTCAAAATCTTGTATGACATGATAAAAGTTTATAATGTTGTCGTCCATATCGCTAAGAATACAATCTTTTTCTAAGTGAAAGCTTAATGTTGCTGAGCCTGCAAAGGGTTCAATGATACGATCAAAATTCATAGGTAATAATGAAACAATCAAATCAAGTTCTTTTGTTTTCCCGCCCTGCCATTTAAATAATTTTTTCATATGTTCTTCCTATCAAGAGAGATATAGAATACATATGCCATTTTGATGAGTTTACTATTTTTTATCTTTGTATTTTTGCCATAGATCTGCGTCTGCTGTTCGTCTAGTTTTGCCCCCTGTTAAAAAAGAATAAACTCTAGCCCTTGCCCAAGCTACTTGAGAAGCTCCGGGGCGGTGTCCAACGCTCCAAGCCTCCGCCCCTCTCTTATGTACTTCGTTAAGAATTGATTTAGGTACACCGCTAATCTTGGATGCTACTCTAATAAACTCCTCTGTTGTATTCGTTTTCAACTCCTCTCTCACTTGTTTAGCTAGTTCACTTCTTGAATACTTTGATGGTTTAGTCTTTACATCTTCATCCCCTTTCATTGGGGTATATGTTCGTTTCTCCTCTCCACCTTTAACGCGCCTTTGTATCTCTTTTTTACGTTCTTCTTGTGTTTCTTTGTCAAGCCCGCTTAAATACTTGCGAGGTACTTTAATCGCTTTATAAACATCATCCTTCTTAATCTTTCTTATTCGTCCATCTCTTTGTACATAGAAGCCAACAGGAACGGGGATAGTATCACATCTACAATTAGGATGAACAGGGAATAGAGTAGCTTTCTTATCAGTGTTTTGCTTGCCTACATTCGTCCCATTGGTCGCAAGTTCATCATGAGTAAACACCCTCAAATTACCATCTTCCCCAACGAACAACGCTAAACAAGTTTCGCAAGCGTCTGTATCAGGTACACGCGCAATCATATCACCGTTCTCAACTGCATCAATAAAACGCCCCTCATTGTGTGCCGCCTGTAATTCTGTTTGTGCGATTCGTTGCCAATTGTGAGAATAGAACTTTGTTTGATCGGCAAGCCTAGAAGCTAGCGTTTTAGCATCTCTATTTGTGATCATCTCATTCGCTGTTTCATTGCGAATTGTGGATAGCATAAACTCCCTTTGTTTAGGGTTGATCTCCTCCGTAATTTCTTCACCTTGCCAACCTTCAGCAATCGTATTTGATAGATCACTAGCAAACTTATTGCCCAAGCCCCTAGCATACTCCCCCGAACGCGTCAACGCTGATAAATAAGCGCCTTTCTCAGCTGGTGATAACCAAGTAGGAATGTTTTTAGGTGCGTTCAGTGTTTGCATTGGGGGCGCGGGCTTGTCTACTCCCATAGATGCAATCCCTTGTGGCATTCCTCTCGTTTGCACGATCAACGCTAGTTTACTTTGTACAGGTTTGACCCAATCTTTTAATGTCCAATCTCTCATCTTCACTTTATCATCATGCGATACATCATCAAACACCTTTCCCGCGATCATAAGAAACGCAATAGGATCAAGCCCCGCTATTCGTAAGCCCTGTTCGGTTGGGCTGATATAACCTGCTTCATATAACTCTTGTATTCGTTGTTCAGATAAGCCACTATTCTCCACGCCTAGAAATTCGACTAGAAAGGTATCATGTTGATCTTGTATCTCTTTTTTAGATAGATCGATTAATTCGTCTTTTCTCATATTGGTATGCTCCTGTTTATTCTCTTGTATCATATGATAAACAGGTTCTTAAAATAAAAAAAGGGACTTGCGCCCCTTCTTTTTGTGTTGTGATCCGCGTTTTTGTTTTGTTTACTACTGTTTTTAGCGTCTTGTGAAGCCTAAATACTTTACATCAGATTCTAAACTGCTGCGTAATCCACGAATTGAACGATCTACATTATTACCATATGCACAAGTTACAATGTTTACATTCTTTTCGTCTTTGAGTGTGAGTCTGAAGATTGCAGTGTTTTCAGTTTCCATCCATTCAAATTTGTGCTTTTTTGCTGGATATACCAAGATAGCATCATCTTCACGACGAGCGATTAAGAGATTTGAGCGATTGAGATAGGTTTGAAGTTCGACGATTGTCATTTTTGCTACTCCGTAGAAAGCTGGTTTGTTTAAGGTGATCTATATATAAATCAAGGTTTCTTATTTGTCAAAACTTTTTACAAAATAATATGATAATTTTTAAAAAGATCTAAATATGATCATCTTTTTCTACTTTTGTTTTCTCTAGTATTGTCTTAGATAACGCTTGCAATCGTCGATCATACAAATCCGCCAATTTCTCGCTTAACTCGTCAATAAGTTTGATCTCCCCGCCCCTTGCCTTCTTAAGTTGGGTTGAATAGATGGACTTAGCGATTTTATCAGCGTTCGCAATGATATGATTTTCTAGTGTATCTTGATTGAAGCTGTTTAATTCCTCATCTGTCATTTCAATGTTAATTTTCATTCTTGTTCTCCTGTTTCTCAAGTTTCTCAAGTTCTTTTGTCACCCATCTATCGCCAGCATCCCCGCCCCATAGCATCCAAGAGATATATGACGCGCTTGTCTTATCATCATGATAACCTTGTTCTTTGTAAACCCTATGTCTAGCAAAAAAAGATTTCATTCGTTTCATGGTCGCAAGTGTTACTTTACCTTCGCTTAAGTTCACTGCTCTTTGTACGCCTGAACCTATGCCTAAATTGCTTGCTTGCTCGTTATTCAATCCGCCCCGCTTGTTTTCCCTACGAAGTTCAAGCCCTCTTTTAGCTGCGTTTCTCACCGCTTGGGGAACATCGAAACTCATCGACTTTTGGAACTTGCCCGTTCTAAGCATGTTCACCGCAACGCCTGTAACCTCTGTCTTTAAAAAGTTTCTTGCCCACATAGTAATCTCTTTATCATCAAAACCAATAGGCATGTTTAGAAACTGAAAGTCATTTTGATACAAATCTTCATAGATTTCACTGGCAACCATGCCCATAAATTCGGGGTCAAGTATCTTCTCTTTTACTTGCTTTACACCGTTTGCATAATCCATTGAATCCATGTTAAGAGAAAGACTATACAAATCTTCCAAGTAATCCATATAAAAAGAAAACTCGTTAAGTATGCAATCTTTGACAATATCGTAAACCTGTTTTGGTGTGTACGCTGTTGGTTTGTCTGCAATGATCATTTTCAATTCGTCAAATCGTGCGTGTGCATGCAAATCTAGCGGGAACATGCTTTTAAGTAGCGGGGTAAATCGAAACATTTTTATCATCCTTGTTATGGTCAAGGATCATTGTATACTTTTTTATCTTTTTATTTTGTAAATTTTTATCTTGTTCTTAGTGCTTTGATCAATTGGTTTGCGATGCCTACAAACTTAAGCGATTTACGAACCATATCTTTTTTATCTTGTGCTTCTTTTAACAAGTCACCAATGGCATCTGAAAAATTTTTATCATCGTAGAAATAACCATAAGGGCGGTCAAGGAATGAGATATTTTGAACTACTTCTCTAATTTCCCATTTCATAAGCCTATTTAGTAAGTCATTTTTAGGCGTCTTGTCACCTGCTCGCACATTAAAATAATCACGAAGGCTTGCGCCTGTATGTGCTTTGTCATATGCTTTGATATATTGATCCATATTGTTTTTAAACTCTTGGAGAAAATGAACAGTAGATTCTTTATTGTCTAGTGTCTTTGCTACATTCTTCATGTTGCTAACAAAGTTTTTGATTTCTTTTTGGGTCTTAGGCATAGTGTTTTGTAGATTAGTAAATAGATCATCCACCGCCTTTTTTTGTGTTGCCACTTTTTCGGGATTTTCTTGTACTTCTTTTTGTTTGTCTAAAAACTCTTCCGCCTTTTGAACACGAGATAAGAATATTCGTAATCTATCGCTATCATTTAGCTCATATGAATCTTGTCGAATTTGCGCATTATACATTTTATCTAAGATATTTGAAGAATCGTTCTTATCTAGGATTTTATTTTTATCTTGTAATTGTTCAAAGTTTCTTAGAAATAGAGCGGTAGCCGTTCGCCCCATATTCGGAAGATCATTTTTTTCAATATTATTCTTATTCCATACTTGATCATATGCGACAAGTAACCTTCTCGCCACGTCTACATGTGTTTTCATATCGTCTAAATCTTTCAAAGATACGGGACTAAAAATGTCTTTTGTTTCATTATAATCTGGGTTGAAAGATGTAATCTTATTCATTATATGATCAATCTCTTTTACTGCGTCTTTGTATTCCTCTCTATTCTGTTTAATAAAAGATAATACTTGATTCTCTAAGGCGCTTTGATGGAACTGTTTGATCTTTGTGTCCATTGCTTTCTTATCTACTAAGTTATTCAAAATCTTATGATCAAGTAAAAAAGCCATATCTTTTTGATCAAGGTTTTTTCCTGTGCGAAGTGCATCAAGTATCTTTTCTTTAAATTGTTGTTCATCGTCATTAGATAACAAGCCAATTTTAAAACCCAATATCTTATCTATTTTATCTCTTAATACGCCTTGTAATGCGGGCATGGCTAAGGGTTCATCTCTATATTTAGTAAATGCGGGGGTTTTGTACACGGCATCCGCAAACGCATTTTTATCTTGTTCATACAACACTTGTGCAAGATCGCCCATATCTGGAATGCTATTAATCGTTGATGTCTTTTTGCCTTTTTTCTTATTCCATTCATCCAATGTTCTTTGTGCAGATATACTTAAACCCTCTTCTTGTGTTTCTTGACTTGTTGGTTCTTCATCCTGTGTTGTCAAGTCATCAAGATTCTTTACTCTCTGTTCTAATTTATCAAGTGTTTCTTGCTTAACCTTAACGCCTTTTGCTTTGCCTGCTTGGAAATCTTTTAATTGTTTCTCAGCTTTTTCTTTTGCTTGTTTAATCCCTGTTGCGTGTTCACCGTGGATCATGCTTTGAAATTGTTTCTTAGTCATAGTTTCCTCAGTGCCTTTTTTAGCACCGTCATCATACTTTACAGTAACTTTATCACCGTCCACTTTTGTAATATGTGCATGGTATCTTGTTTTACCATGTTCACCGAATGCAAAAGAGGCGCCCGCAATCAATTCTTCATCGTGTGCAATACCTTGACCATGCCCCTCTTGTCCTGCATAGTAATAAACGTATTTTGTAGCCCCTGTTTTTGTTACTCCCTTAGGTACTCTTCGAATGTACTTATGAGTTAACGCTTTCAATAAATCGTTAATCAGTAAACTATATCTAAACATGATCTTCCTTTGTTTCTTTGTGTATAGGTAGATCATAGCAAATAATAACTTTAGATTTCTATTGTAAAACTCTTTCTTAGTGACTTGTTCACCTCCTCCCCTTGTTGCTCCTCTTGGTCGGTTGCCTCTGGTTCTTGGGTCGCATCTTCCCCGCTTTCTTCTTGGCCTTCTTCTTGCTCATAATCGTCACCCTCTTGGCCTTGCTCTTGTTGGCTCTGTTGTGCCATGCTTAACGCTGTGATATATGCTTGATTTAGAATAACATCACCGCCCTCAATCTTATCTAAGCCATGTTTTGCTCTTACTTCGTTGATAGTCATGTAGTTTGAAACGCGCTTAATATCTGAATCTAAGATATCTTTCTCAGTTTCGGAATCTAAGCCCATAAAACGAACTTCATATTTCTCATTGATTTGGTGGATAATATGCCTATTTACCCAATTTTGCACGCTCCTAAGAAGTGGATATAAACCTTTGTCTTTAGAGGCCTGTATTCGATCGCTTGGCCCATTTTGATTTAATGCACCTGTTTGACCCTCTGCACCAAAGACAAAGCCCAATTCTGCGGGGTCAATTTGGAATACTGCACAAGCGACTTTAGTTAAATACCCCATCCAATCCTTATAGCCCATTTCCTCAGGTGTTGCGCCTAAGTTCACGCTTTCAATCTCCTCTTGTGATTCGGGGTCAAGCTGAATAATTGGCGTTCTCTTGGCTTGCGCTGGCCCCGATAAATTAGCATAAAACTCACGCTTGAACGCTCTAAACAATTGGGGATTCATCTTGCTCTTGATTGCTAGAATTGAATTAGCATGTATCCCATTTGTAAAATTGGAGGCGTTATAGGTTTCAGCGTTGACTAAATGCGTTACTACTCTAATCAATTCCTCAAGTTCTGGAAAGCCATAACCACGCGCGTCAATATCTGTACGCGGTCTTCTGATACAAAATGCTAAACTATCGCTATCAAATACCGCCACTTTTTTACCATGTACGACTTGAATGTAAGCCCCATCTTGCCAATCCCTTCGCCCGCTTTTCTTCTCCTCCTCGCTTATACCTGAGCGCCTGATTGTGGAGGCATCAACAGGAATGAAGCCAATCAAATCGCCTCCCCTATTCTTGATAATTTCAAAGCATGCTTGATCAAAGATTAAGCTATCTCTCACAATCATTCTTACAAAGGCTTCAAAGTCAAACGCACCGCCGAATTTATAGCCTTCTCCACATGTTTCAAGCCATCTTGATAACTGTTGCATTTCTTTGTTTTCTTCGTCGGTTGGCTCTCTACTCTTATCCCTCAAACGAATAACATAACCCGCTTTAAACTGATCTTCTTGGGGGATACAAAACTCAGCAATCTGATTAACACGTGTTTGTATGATGGAGGAGATAACGGGAACTCTTGCCATAAATGCTAAAATATCGTAACTAAGTTGGTTAGTTCCCTCGTGTTCCCCTGTAACTACGGAATTAGAAGCATTGTAAGCATTAGCGTCTTGAGGGTCTAAATCGTGGGCTGTTGGCTCAATCTTGCCCCCTGCTTGGGCTGTTCTCAATGCCTTCTCAATCAAATCTTCTGAAATGCTCGCAAGTTCGACAAGTAAGTCAAGATCTCTATTTTTCATTTGTTTATCCTTTGTTTCATTCATTTTCTTATAATAACAAATTTAGGATTAAACAATGAATTTTACATAAGATAGGTTGCTAGTTTCCTAAGGTGCTACGCGTCAATATTCTCGTTCAACCACTACCAAAAAAGGCTCAAAGCAAGTAATCGCTCTATAAGGTGGAAACTAGCTAATCTAATAACACAACATTCTTATTTTTATTGCAAACTTTTTAAATTAATATCCATTTTTAAACCAAGCCCCGCCCTTCAACTCAAAACTTGTACTAGATACTTGTTTCTCTACTGATCCATCACAACCGTTTTTATTCAAGCTATCGCAATTCGCTGGCGGTGGATCGCTTAGTTTTACTCTCACTTGGATCGCTGTATTGCATTTTTTACATTTGTATGAGTAGATAGGCATCTCATTTCTCTCTTTCTTTTGTTGCTAATGCAAGAATAGAGTAGCCTGCTAAATCTTTGTAGGGGCTTTCTCCAAAAGGGTCGTTATCTCTTGCTATCCTGCTGATCTTGTCAAGCATTCGTACAATAACATGAACATCTTTGTATTGCTCTACTGTAATGCCATTCGGATATAGTAGCTTGAGTATTTCCGTTGTCTTATCAAAAGCGTTCCCATAGGCGTCGTTCTTCTCTTTCAAGATCGTTGCTAACTCATTCGCTATCTTCTCAAAAGAAGATGGCTTTTCTTGCTTCTTTGTGAGTATCTTCCCTTTTAACTTAGTCATTTTTGTTACTCCCTGTCATTTGTAGTAAAGGTTCATGATTGTTTATTCTGTTCATAGCTTTATCATAGTATTCTTTATTCTGTTCCATACAAATGTAACGGCGGTTTGTGTTGATACAGGCGATTGCGGTCGTTCCACTACCTGCGCAATTGTCAAGCACTACCTCGTTTTCATTCGTGTAGGTCTTGATCAAATACTCAAACAATGCTACGGGCTTTTGTGTTGGGTGTAGTCCTCGTTCTACATCAAAATATAAAACATTCTTAGGATAGTTCTCATATTCTCTTGAAATATGTTCCTGATCGGAGCAATTCCCTAAATGTCTAGCGCTAATAAAACTATTTTTTGTTGTTATCCTTTGCTTTTTTACCGTAGCCCCATGATTATACGTATATGGCAAATAAGTAAGTTTCTCTTTCATAGATACAAGAGTATCATACGATAAAAAACCATCCATCTCATCAATCTTGAAATGCTCGATCAATTCTAAGTATGTTTCTTTTGTACACAATCCAAATTGTGAGGTGTTATAGTAAAAGAAGTGTTCTGCTTTCCTATTGCCCAATTTCTCACAAATCTTTTTACTTGTCATATTGATAAAAGATAATATCTTATGAGAATAAGTACGAAGCTCTAAATTGAATTTAATATCTAAATCGTCTTTTCTAGGTGGTCTAAATACTAGAACATCTTCAAATATTCTATGGGGCTGAATCCCTGTTAAAGCAAAATTAGAGTGTATGTTCTTGATCCATACATAATCGTGATTAAACCATGTTCTTTTGAAAGTCATTAAATCAGCGGTAAACATGCCTTGACTTGTTAAAACGATAGCTCCATTGTCTTTGATTACTCTCTCATACTCTTTCCATAGTTTAGCCATATCAATAATCGAATCCCATTCGCAGGCAGTCGTTCCATAAGGCAAATCGCATAAAATCATATCAACCGACTTATCTGGTATGCTAGGTAACAATTCAAGGCAATCCCCCAATAAAAACTTAT